GCCATAGTTCGTGCGAGCGACGCCGGGAGTAGAGTCGCGGTCAACACGGTACTCGCTCGTTGAGAGAGTTGCCGTCGTCTGCGAATCACTGATCGTGTAGGTGATGCTGACTGCCGTCGTCGTGCCAGCCTGAGACATTGGCGGTCGTGGCATCTCGACTTCCCAAGGAAACGTATCAAGTTTCATCTGCCACTGCGTATAGACCAGTGTGCGATCAATGTAGGCTTCTGCCCACTGCCTCGCAGCCGTGATGAGTGTGCCGATGTAGGTGTCATCATCGGCGGTATCAACTCGCAAGTGAGCCTTCGCCTCGCTGACGCTTACAGGCTCAACTGCGGCGTCGGTTGCTCTCTTTAGCGAACGATACTCAGTTCTTGCGGAGTGAATGAATCTCATCCCGGCACTCTCCAAGAGTTTTCAGGTCGCTTGTTCGTCGTCAGAAAATCAGTGCTGTACTGATAGACCGGCCCAGATAAGTTTTTACCGGGCCATGTCACCATATATTCTCCATGCCCAAGCACGACCCTTGGAGAGACGAACAACCGATTTCCTGCTTTCTTAAACTGCTTCCAAAAAAAGATGTCGTCATCTGTCCTGCTGTCTCCCCACTCACCATCGTCGTTCGGTATTCCTTGGAACCACGGCTTCGGAGTCCGCTTGAGTGCGGCTGTTGAGATGAACGTGCATCCGAAGTGTGCGGTGTCTACCTGCTGAACAGGTGCGCCGAACCATTCCATCGGCAGAGAAGAGTGAGATTCTTCAGGTGGGTTATCCATCGTGTCGAGCAGCGTCAGCATTGGCCTGCCGTCCTCACGCTTTGTTTGCAAGCCAGTGACGGCATCGCATTGAAACGTCATCGCCAGAGTCAGCAGATGCTCGACATCTTCCTTGGTGAAGAATGTGTCGTAGTCGATCGTGAGGATGTACTCGCATTCGTCTACGAACTGCTCCATTACTCGCTGGAGACATTGGCCCCAGAACGCACCTGTCACCTTCGTTGGCCGAATGCCAAGCGGCATCAAGGCCTGAGCCCATGTATAGAAGTTGTCCATGAAGCCAAGACGAGGCACTGACATCACTGCTTCAACACGAACGTCAGCGGTTGTGTCACCAACTTTGATAAGCATTGCAACTCCAATAAAAAACGGGCGAGCGTCGATGTGACGCCCGCCCGCTATGTTATCAGTTGCCTGTCAGTGTCAACCGGCGACCGCAGCCTTGACGCCCTTTGTGGTAGCGTCCTTCGGGCCTTCTTCGCCACGGCTCAGGCGAGCGTTGCTGGCAATAACCGAAGCAGCCTGCGGAGTCGCATAGACATTGAGGTAGCGGCTCTTGCCGCGAAGATCAACGTCAAAGCGAACCACATTGGTATCGCTGGTGTTGCCGGGAGTCGGCACGGTGAAACCACCTGCACCACCACCGACGAACGCCGTGATGTCGCTGTAGGACGAGGTTGTATCCCCTTCCTGCAACTTCAGAGCAATCGCAACAGCGGAGTTCGTTCCAGCCGCAGCGACCGGCTCAAACACAACGTCGATGCTGGCATGGTCGAAACCAAGCGTGTCGATGCTGTGCTGATGAGTCGTCGCGGTGGTCAGGTCCGCCGTGGCGATCTTGGTGACAGACTTACTGTTTTCTACTGGTAGCATCTCTATCTATCTCCGTGAGATCAAGAAGCGAACTTGAGACCGACGATCGGGCCAGCAACCGAGGTGCTGCCGAGATCATGAACAACCATGGCGTTTCGAGTTGTGGCGAACGTCAGCGTCTGATCGAACTCGATGTAACGCTCGGAAGCGGTACGGATCGAAACAGCACGTCGCTCACCGAACGTCGCAGCCTGTGACAGATCACCGAAGAGGCAGGCAATCTCCGAGGCAGTGCCGGTCAGGTCGCTCACCATGCTGTGAACAAGCCGGACAGGAAAGCCAAGGAAGTTGAGGCCAGCACCGCCAGCAATGTCGCTGGCAGAGTTGCCACTGCCTGCCATCATCAGACGAAGCATCGAAGACCCATAGCCAGCCGGCGAGATGTACCATGCTGCCTGACGACGAGCGTACAGAGGCAGGCGGCTCACCGTGTTGGTGAAGTCATTGAGGTCAAGGTTGTCGAACGTGTTGTTGCCGCTGGCGGCATTCACGACCGACTTCGTGTGGCTGCCATCGTTGATCTTCGTGGTCACGCCAACAGTACCGTGATAGGTGCTGGTGCCGTCACCGATGAAGCCAGCATTGTCGAAGGATTCAGCAAACGCCTGAGCCACTTCAACAGCCATCGCATCAGCGAGGTCGATGATGGAGTCTTCAAGCAGCGAGTTTGGAACGCGATTGGCGACGCCCCAAATCTTCGCAACGAGTTGCACGTTGTCGAAGGTCACATCGCTGGTGCTGACTTCGGTGTTTTCACCAACAGCACGGGCGGCGAGTCCACCAGTGCGGCGAGCGATCACCAGGGTGTCAGACGACATCGGCACGCGGCGAGCGTACTGCGGAAAAGCACCGTACTCTTCAACGAGCCGGATGATTTCGCTGCTCATCTCGTCGCTGACCAGAACGCCACCAAGCGAGTTGACGCCGCCAGCCTGAGCCCGGCTTTCAACGCGGTGGTCTTCGCACCAGCGACGAGCCTCGGAGTCGTTGAACAGAGTGGCCTTCAGGTGCATGCCAGCACGATAGGCTCGCTCTTCAGCGTTCGGCCCAGTAAAAGCCTTGAGGTTGCCGACTGCCTTCGGCACGGCGAAGTTACGCTTTTCTTCCACGGCTGGTGCCTCCTCGGTTTTCTTCTCGATGGCTGCGGCAGGAGCAGATCGCTCAAGCACGGAACGCAGTTCAAGTTCCTTCGCCTGGATCTTTTCGCAGAACTCAATCTTCTCCTTGATCTTGTCTGCTCGCTCGGAGAGTTCCTTGAGTCGGCCCTCTTCATCATCGTGCATGTCGGCATCTTCGGTCATGCCTTCTTCCATTGCTGACATCTCAGCGACAACGGAAGCGAGTTCATCGAGCAGTGCCTTGATCTTTTCTGCGTAAGCCATCTGTGGTTACTCCTGTGTACGGCTTGGCGTAGTTTTCGCCTGCCCCTGAAACTAAGAAACAAACTAGCGGACCATCCAGACTGAATGGAAGTTTCCGTTCTACTTAGAACAAACAAGCGGTTGGCGGCGACGGATGTCGCTGGCATTGACTACGGACTTCTCATTATGGCCGCAGACGCTGCAACGCAAGTATCGAACCTGCAACGGACCTGATGCCCTACTTGAGATACACCCTAGATATGCCTTGCGGCATCGCGGGCAAATGTCACCGGTCTTCGCCATGCTTCTCCAGCCATTCGCGGTACTCGCCAATCTTGCCGTGCCAAGCCTCTCGCTTCTTGCAGCCTTCGGCACACTGCTCGCGGAACTGATCGTATGATCGCTTCGCAACAGCAACGCCAGAGTCAGGATAAGCAGGGTAAGTCACAGGCCCGACATCATAGAGTTCGGCAATCTTGGTGACAGTGCGGATGCTGCGACCTTCCTCCATGCTCCACTGCTCGCCGTCCTTTGCGATGACGAATGAGAAGGATGAGCCACGCACGATGCCATTGGCAATGTTGCTGGCAATGTCCTTGCCGTAGGTTGTTTCCGGCACCGGAAACTCATACCGCAGACCGACCTCATCGACCGACATCTGCAATGTCTGCGGGTATCGTGCCAGCGGGTAGTTGGCATCATGGTTCCAGAGAGCCCGCGTCTCCAGCGGCTTCTTTCTGCCGCGTCGCTCCCTCACAAGGTCGAATGCCCCAGGATCAAGACGCTCAACAAAGTCACCCATGTCGAGCGAGTCAACGCCGAACTTGGCGGCATACCCGACGATCCATTGCTGCGCCTCCTCGCCGCCTTCTTCCTTGGCTCGCGACTCAACCCGCAGCATGTCTTCGTCGCCTTCGACTTTGATCGACCGAACTTCGATAGCCATAGACCTGCTCTCCTCGTCTGCGGCGTTTATCTGCCGCACAAGTTTTCCTGACCACGACCGCCCAGCGTCACCGCCCCACAATGCCCATGCGATCCGACCGGCAGACGGGAATCCTGATTGACCTGGGCTCCAGCCCTCTGCTTGCTTGTCTACTTCGTGGCGGTCGAAGTACGCTTTCATTCGCTTGGCAGTTGACGGGCTGATTCTCGTCCCATTGCTCAGGTCGCGTGCGCGAGCAACGCCGACTGCCGTGCCGCCTCGTCCATATTCTCTTCGCCACTCAAGGCCTTTCTTCGCTTCTTCTCGCACGCCTGCCGGTGGCATGAAATCAATGTGGTCGTACTTGGCTCGCTCTTCTTCTGAGTATGCGATATTCAGTGCAGTCAACTGCTCATTAGCATCATCCTCAGTTTCGTGGCAGGCTACCACCTCATGCGGCTCATCCTTCATCACAGCCCAAGGCTTTGAGACGGGACACTTCTCACTCTTCATGACGTGATACGGCATCAGTCGAGGGCTCCAATCTTCGTCAACGTGCTTGCCTTGTGACCTACCTGAACGTCACTCGGCTCCCAGCCATCGGCAAGTTCTTTGTAGACCGTAATCAAAACAGCGGGGTCATCCTCTGTACCTGTGATCGTAAAGGATGAATTAGGCACATTGATCTCACCATCGCGAACGATGCGAGCAATCTTGCCGCGCCCTCGACCTTCACCGCTGCCCCAAGACACGAAGTCGCCAACACTGATTGAGTCAGGTGCGGCTCGCTGCTCATTTTTGATGTATTGCGGCGAGTCATCAATCCACACATCGACCTTGATACCGGCAGCCTCCGCAGCCTCGTCTTTCATGGAGTCTCCGACGAGCAGAATGTCAGAGAATGCGTTTTTGTACTCTCCAAGAGTTGCGTCAACGTCTACCTGATTCTCTGGAGTGTCTGGCCTCCGAGAGATCATCACGACGCGGTTGCCAGCCGCAGCCGATCCCTTTGCGAACTCACCCCACATCTTCGGGTCAGCAGCGAACGTCCTGTCGTAGTCGATACTGATCGTCATGGCTCGCATCGACATGACCTGCTCGGGCTCAGGCTCTGGCATCACGCCACCTGCATTCGCCTGATCGAGCGTCTGCATGTTGAGTTGAACGAATCGCGTGTCGCCGCCATCGACTGGATCAAGATTCTCCCAGCGGCGAATCTCGTTGATGCTGGCAACGCCAAGATTCCACAGCGTCTGGTAATACGACGCCCTCGCTGCGGCATCACCTCGCAGCAAACCGCGAGTGTCAAACTCAGCGAAGTATTGCGGATCGCTAATCAGGTCGCGGACGATGCTCGTTTCAAAGCGGCGAAGCCACGGCAGCAGGGTGTGCTGCACAAAGTCGATGCTCTGCTGTTCGATATTCGAGAACGACGAACGGGTCAGGTCGCCAACAAGGTGTGGCGGGCATCTATACAACCGACAGACTTCTTCCACTTGGAACCGGCGAGCCTCAAGGAACTGCGCCTCTTGATTGTTGCCGCCGAGTTCAACAGGCTTCAGGCCACCCGTCAGCACTGCGGTCCTACTGCTGTTCGCAGCACCACGGTGCATCCTCTCCCAGTTGTTTCGCAGTTGCTCTGATGCTTCTGCTGACAAGGTGTTATCGGTAGACAGCACCACGCCGGGCCTTGCCCCATTGCCGAAGAACGCCGCACCGTGAATCTCACAGGCTCTCGCCAGCCCGATTGCATCGCGGGCCAACTCGACAGGGATCATGCCGTTTACGCCGTCATCTGACAGCCATCGCAGGTGCATGATCTGATCTTGTCTATAGACTGTCTCGCTGCCTGTCTCTTCGCGGTACTTGTAACGCAGCCTGCCGTTTTCGATCCTCTCAACCTTCATGCGAGAAGGATGCAGAGGCCAGAGTTCGGTCACAGCACCCGCAGCACCGGGACGAATCTCTGAGTAGGCATTGCCCCACAGGCACAGGTGCAGCATCGACTGCTCTCGCCACTCGAAACTGGTCTGCCATGAGTTCGGCGTATCATGCAGGATGCGATAAAGCGGATGCTCGCGAGCGATCTCTTTGCCGCCATCAGGCAGGCGACGAAGCAGTTGCAGCGGTAGCCCAGCGATCGACTCAGCCAGCACCCTCGCACAAGCCAGAACGACGGTAGATTGCAGTGCCGTTTCAGGATTCACCCGCACGCCCGACGGATTCTGGCGAGTTAGAAAACCATCATTCCAGCCGTAATGACGCTCTTCCCCAGGCAACCAAAGGATTCTTTGTTCACTCACAGCAGCATGATCCCAGGTTCAGGTATGTCTTCGGGTGGCTTTTGTGCAGAGTGGATGCCGATTGCCATGATAAGACTGACGATGCCGTCGATGCGTTCTGCATTGCCCTGTTTAGGTTTCACAGGACGGAAGTTGCCGTTACTATCAACCTTGACGCTCGCGTTGCCCGCCATCCATGTCAGCACCTTGTTTCCAGCGTGTCGAATCTTGCCCGACACTACCAGATTTTCTAGCAGTTTCGAGGGAGCAGACATGCTTCCAATGCCCTGTGAAAAACCGACGACATCATGCCCATCTTGATTTAACTGAATCGACAACTGAGTCGCATTCCAGCGGTCGATCGCCAGTTGCCTCATGTTGTATTGGCGGGCAAACTCGTTGACATCTTTGCGGATCACATCGTAGTCAGTGACATTGCCGTCAGTCATTTTCAATCCTGTCTCAGGCTCATTCGCCCAAGCAATGTACGGCACGCGATCACGCTTCTCTCGCTCGGCTGCGTTGTCACCGGGAATCCAGAAGCGACAAAGGATGTCGAATGTCCCATCTTCGGCGGGGAATAATGCGACAAATGCCGAGGTGTCGTAGGTTGTCGCAAGGTCAAGCCCGCACCAGCACTCCCTGCCATCGAGAGGCCCCGGCGGCTTGTCGTCACAAGCCGCCCATGCCTCGGCTTTCAACCACCGAGTGTCAGCCTGGGTCCACATGTTCAGCCGGTAGCGTTTGAACGAGAACTCCTTGGTGTTGCTCTTCTGAGCCTCTTTGCAATCAGCCGCGAAGTCAGTCGGATTAATCGTTACTGACCATGATGGGTTCGCCTTCGGCCATGTTTCCTGATCAGTCCAATCGTCTTTTTCTTCTGCCTCATAGATCAGCGGAAAGAATGTCGGGTCATACTGCCAGTCCTCAAGGACTCGCTTGGCATATTGGTACTGCTCATAGCAGATGGAGTTGCGATCAAAACCTGCCGTCGTGATCGAGCAGAGAAGCGGCTGCGACCGTGCTGCACCGCCATAGCGGAGCGAGTCGAAGAGGTCGCGGGTACGCTGTGCATGCAACTCATCGAAAAGCAGCCCATGGATATTGAGGCCTTCTGCCCTGAAAGCGTCAGCAGGCAAGACTCTGTAAAAAGATGAAGCAGCCTTGAAAGCAATCGTCCTACGAGAATCAACAACCTCCAGCGGCTTTGATAGGACCGGGGATGCCCTCACCATGTTTGCCGCTTCTTTGAAAACCAGCGACGCTTGTTCCCTGTCCGCTGCAGCACCATAGATTTCTGCACCGGGCTCCCCATCGGCCAGCAAAAGATACAGACCAATGCCAGCGAGGATTGTTGACTTACCAGATTTCTTTGCCGTGCTGATGTAAGCCATACGATAGCGGCGAGTATCGTCGTCTATCCTTGCCCATCCGAAGAGTTCTTCAAGCATGTCGCGCTGCCAGTCAAGAAGCGCAAACGGTTTTCCTGCGAAGCGACCTTTCGAGTGCTTCAGGAAGTTTTGAAAAAACTCAACGACATGATCTCCACGATTCTGGTCATAGAAGTATTCATGCCCCTGCTCGATCGCCTCTTTTTTGGATAAACGCGATAAGCGTGTCATCGGCTTTGTTGCTGTGGATCGTGACTTGCGATCGGCTCGATGGAGTCAAGCCAAACTCACGCTCTAGTTGTAGCAGGTCTTTGCGAGCAGCCTTCTCGTCAACTGCCCACGGTGCTGGCTGCGCCCATTTGATGCGAAGCCTGCCGTCTGTGCGGTTGGGATCGGCTTCATAGGTAATGACCTGACGGCCAAGTTGCCTGCACTGCTCGCGGACCTGCATCCAGTGTGACCAGACAAGGCAATATCTCGCAAGCGTTTCAACATCGGCCTCCGTCATAACGCGCATGTCAGTCAAAACTCTGACAGCCTCATTCCACTTGCGAACTGCAAGTTCGTCATCTTCAAGATGCTCTGGCACATCGAAACTCTGAAGAAGATCAGGTACCGGCTCGTTTTCGTTGATTCTCTCTTTGCTTGGGTTTCCCCTGACATACTTCAATATCGAAGGCTGAGGTGCAGGACCGCGTTTACCCATCTCTACCCCTTCATGATTTTCTTCAGTAGCATCATTGCCCTGGCGATTGATTGATCCATGTCATAGTATCTGTATTCACCAAGCCTTCCTGCAATGATGACATCATCCATCGAGTCCGCTCTCTCTCGGTACTTGCTGTACAACTCGCTGTTTTTGTCGTCGGGGAAGGGATACTCATATCTGTCTGGGTCACTCGGAGAATATGGAGTCTCTGTTGTGACGACCGTGCCGCGTATGTTGTTTGCTACATCACATTGCAGCATATGCTTCCACTCCAGTGTTCTGATGTGAGGCCCCCCAGAATGCAAAGGGTTATTGATCTGTCCTTTTCTTTGAAAAAAGTCCAGATCGCCGTGATATTGATGCTTTCTTTTTTGCCCTCGATATTGCAGTCTTCCTATATCGAAATCAAAGAACTCGTCTATGGGGCCTGTGAAGACAAGTTTTTTTGAGGCGAAGACTTCTTCTCTTCTTTTCAGATAGTCGAAGTTCAGGATAACCGGTATCCCTGAGAAAATGTTGCTTGTCCAGGTTGCATATCCTCCAACCGGAATGCCTTGATGCTTTGCAAGCGGCTTCAGTCTGCTGTCTCCATCGACCCTCACATCGAAACGCTTGCACAACTCAGCACTCAGGCTTTTGCAGTCCACTCCCCATTGTTTTTCGTTGTATTCCTTGACAAAAGTCTCAAAGATGCGGCGAGGCATCAACGACAACGCGGCTTCTTCAAGATTCGTTGGCTCGCCTTGAAATGATGGAGACCATTTTTCTCCAATCTTTGCTGAGATGTATTGAGATGACAAAGGCCACTGGACGAGATCGTCCCCAATGTCTGCAAGCAGGGACGCTTCATATCGATAGAACTCCGAGAAACGGTTGGCCCATTCCCATACTCGTTCACATGACGTTCTGAAGTAATGCGGTCCGTATGTGTGAATCCTTATTCCCGACAAGTGAAAACGATCGTGAACATTTCCACCAATGTGATCGCGACGATCGACAACCACAACGTCTCGGCCTGAATCAAACAAACCCCTTGCTATCACGGCCCCGGTCAAGCCAGAACCCACGACAACATAGTCTGCCTTTATCATCGCAACTTCGACTCCCAAACCTTTTTGCTTCGCGACAGTATTTCATCGGAGTCAATGTTGCACGAAGAGCCTACGGAGTCATAGCCGCCTATAAAACAATCCTCCTTGTAGACTTCGTGGATCGCGTCAGCAGCCTCTTGAGACAGTCTTTCAGCGGGGGGCTTTTTCATCTCCTCGGTTTTTGAATACATCTTGGTATGCCTGCTTAATGAAAGATCGATTCCTATCGCCTTGCAGACGGCGGGCCAATCTTTGTCAATCTGTTCATACCGCCCAACAAACGAAAACTCTGGATAAGCCCACGACCATTGATGCGAAGTCAGATAGAACCTTAAAGAGCAAGGCCTTGTCTTCGCGTACCTTGATGATCTCAGAGAAACAGCAAACTCATTGAGGGATTTGCCTTGCACAAGCGTCTTTTTCCCGGCTTGCTCCCATGAGTTCAGAAGATTCCAAACGGATATGATTCTTGCCCACGGGTTGCGTATGAATGTGAAACTGAATCTTCTTTTGAACTCGGTTTTGGTCAGACACTTCTCCCGCAATAGAGCAGCAACGGGCGTATGATTGTGGCAGACGTTCACATGCGAATACAGCGGGTTTGAGTAAAAAACCTTGGCATGGTTCGCTTGATTGATTCTTACATAGTCAAACACTCCTTGCTTCAGGATACCGTGCATGCTTTCAGAGGCTGTTCTCGGGATTTTCGTAAAAATGAACGGCCTTGCCCTTTGCCCATTGCCTCTTTTTTCGATGCTGACATTCCTTCTCTTCATGTCCGCAATAAGGGTGTCTGCATTTTTATTGCTTCCGTTTTTCATGGCTGGATTCCCTTGCGATACTTCTCGCTGAGCAACACCGGGCAAGTCTTCTTCCAAATGACCTTATGGTGAATCCTCCACTTCCCCGCCATTCGCGCAACTTTGACGCACGACGGAGCAACCATAACGGAATAGAAGGATTTGATGTACGTTCCAAGTTCGAGATAAATCTCGGTGCATCCTCCTGTTCTCTTTTGCGTAGGAGGCTGATACACCCTTACATGCGGAATCGTGGCAAACAAGTCTCCTCTTCTCCCGCCCTCAACATAGAGATTCACGTCGTCATTCACCCGACCCCGAAAGACCACTGGTCTGTCAGTCCGAAAGAAAAAACTGTTCATTACCTTCCGGTACATTCTTCCGGACCTATGCAACTTCATCAGCAACGATTTTTGATGAGGAGTGTCTGGGCCTCCATCACCACCGATAAAGTCTCCTCCCTGAGCAAAGGCAACAGACTTGAACGACGTGCTGTCAAGAAAGTCCAGGCAATGCTCAAATACTGCGTCAATGTTCTTGATCTGGGTTTCTTCAACTTTCCAGATGTATTCGTCTTTGTCGTTGAGCCTCCATGTGAAGTCTGTGTAATCGTCGTCAAGTTGAAGGAAATGCGTTAGACGCATTTCCTTGGCTAAAATGAAGTTGTAGTTTCTCGCGTAGACAATCGAGTTTCTTCGATCATAGTTGTCGCAGGCATCAACCTGATTGGAGAAAGAAGTCTTGTCGAATACGATCACCTCATCGCCATACTTTTCGATGTACTGATCAGCCTGAGAGTCTTCGTTATCTACCAGAATGTAGATTTTCCCCGTATATCCGCTGCTCCTAAGTGCGTCATATGTCAGCAGAGAATCAGCGCGACCGTGAGAAAGAATAAAAGCGGCAAAATTTCGTTTCATTCGGAGTCGTCCCTCTCTTCGGCAAATGCCTTGTTGAGATTTTCGCCAAGTTTTGCCCATCCATTTTTGATCGCTTCACCTAAATCCACGATGACAAGAGCACTCGCCTCCATAAGCCTTTGAGTCTCTGGATCGGAGTGTGCGTAAAACTCAGCGGCTTTTTGAAAATCAAAAACGGAGTGACGATACGCCGCAGCCCTCAGAAAAACTTTTTCATCTTCTGGGACTGAACTGGCATCAATATCCTTGATAAGTTTCTCCGTTGTCGAACAATCAAAGATGTCACCAAGATCGGGTTTCTCTGCTCGCACTTCATAGGCAGGTACTTCTGTCTTTTCCGTGTAAGGAGAATCATTTGGATTGCTATTCTCCTTTTGCTCAGAGTCATCCTGAAAGTCTTGCTCGAAAATCGACTGCTCTGAACTGCTCTGCATCATTTGCTGCAAGGCATCATTTCCGATGTCGATACTCTCGATGAGACTGCTTAACTTCTCCGAGTCGCTCTCAGCCATCGCGGCCAGCGGATCGAGCGTCGCGAGAATCTTGTCTGCCTCGGCTTCGTCAACATCGAGGATGAGGACCGGGACAACTTCGGCCCCGATCGTCTCTGCCCTGAGATGCCCGTCGATGAGCATCAGCGACCCGTCATCGAGTTCACGGGCGAGGCAGGCGTCGGCCATGCCGACTTCTGCGAGGATGCCTTTGAGTGCATCCTGTTGAGCCTTGGGATGCGTTCGCCAGTTCTTCGGGTTCGGGCGAAGATCAGAAGCCGGAACGTGCCTGAGTTCCTTGATCCGATTGCGAATCTGCATTGCGGTTCTCTCTCAGCGTCTTGCGGGCATGACAGGCAGCACAAAGACACTGCCCGTTCTCAAGGTCATATCTTGCACCACCTTCAGCGATAGGCAAGATGTGGTCCGCATGTGCATCGCGTTTGCCGCTGCATATCTTCTTGCAATCCTGGCACTGGTAAGCGTCTCGGATTAGCACCGCCATCCTCCACTGCTTGTGAGCGTTGTCGCAGTAGCCACGCTGTGCCGCGTTCGGCCTACCTGTGTCGTCTCGCTTGGTGCGAAGACGCGGCGGCTTAAATGTTCCAATGCGGAAGGGCATCAGGAACCAAACAGGAGGAGAGTGTATGACGACGTGCCGTTCGTGGTGTAGACGTTCACGGTGTCATCGGTATTGTGGATGCAACTGATCGCCATGTGATTGTCAGTCGCATGGAGTTTGATGTCGATGTCCACGAAGTTGACGAACGCCTCGTTCTCGGAGATGAACCCCGCACGGTCAACGTAAGACATGGTGACAAGGTTGCCTGCGGCGTCTCGGTAGTCGAGGTCAGACAGGTCGATATTCTGAACCGCCGTGCCGACAGTGCCAGTAACGACGGCCACCTTGCCAGACGTGTAGACATCGGCAGACGCCAGCGAAGCCTTCTTCTCCGACTCGACGCCCGTTGAAGACGCCGTGTCTACGAATGACATGCTGACGTTGATCGTACCGTTGAGTGCCATGACTGCCTCAAGACTTGAACATGATCGTGCCGCTGACGCCAGTTGAGTAAGCGTCGCCGCTCACAAGTTTGCCATATGGCAGAGCGAAGATCGCATCAGGCAAAGCGTACATGGCACCGACGCTGGTGCTTGGCTGCAGCGTGATGTTAGCAGGCGAGCCTACGTTGTCGTAGAGGCGACGATACTCGCCGTCTTCCTCATCACTGCCGTAGACATGAATCGCCACGCTGCTGGTGTGCATCGTGCCAAACGACACGATCGCACCGGCTGCATCTTCCAGACGCACGGTTGTCGCTGAACTCGTTGCGGTACTGAGCGTCACATCGACGCTCTTATCCCTGCGGACAATATCGACTTCGGCCATTGTGTGGTGCCTCCAAGGTTCTGCTCAGTGTATCGCAGCGGCTAGGCTATCTCAAAACATATCGTCTGCGGTGCAGTTGCCGTCCTGCAAAACACCGTCAATCCATTCCCGGTAGTCAGCGAGCCACGGCCCAGTGCCTCCACCTGACTGAAGCGGCCATGCCAGCACCAGCCGGTCGCCCTTCAGGAAGCAAACGCTACTGCCGCTATCGCCAACCTGAATACTAGCAGGATACTTTGCTCTTGCCTCGTTCCAGCAGGGGTACACGAACCCCGTCGAAGTGCTGGCCGCAACATATGACAAATCGTTGAGCCCCGGCGGCTTGCTGGCATTGCCATCTGAGAAGTAGACCAGCGGCGGTGCATCGCCTGCCGGATACTGCGTCGGAGGGCCACCGGCATGCGGCATCTTGCCCGTCCACTCTTTCGACAGCAGTTGTGCTGGCCTGATCTCCATGTCTCGGTCTAGCGTGGCAATGCAGAGGTCGGCCGATGGGTGGCGGGCCACTGCCGTGACCGTGGCAGTTTCACCTCGCCAGAAACGCACAACGTGGCCGATCGGCGGTGCATAGTGGTTAACGTGAACCGTGTGTCGAGGCGTGATAAGTGTGCCGTTGCGGCTGCTCTTCACAACTGGAGAACAGTCAATCGCGTCTATCCACTGGTCGCCGTGAGTTTTAATGGCATCGTCAACTGACCGGCTGAATGTCTTCTCAGTCTCACTCAGGTCGATGGTTATCTGACCGGCGTCTTTGATGTCCCAGCCGTAGTCGATGAGTTCTTCACGGTACTGTCTTGCGTACTCGGTGAACTTAGACTCGCCCATATCGACAGGAGACATGGGTGTCGGCAATGTGCCTGCTCGCATCTGAGCATGGACGTTTCGGAGGAACTCGTTGTAATAGACGGATGCCATGCCACTACCGCCGCCAAAGAAGTTGCGGAAGGCATCTGGCGAGCGAGCGGCCGTGAAGTTCCATCTCTGAGGACCGTTGCCCATGCTAGAGGTGCAGCCCCAGAACATCTGCCGGAAGTCTCGGCAGTTGTCTGTCTTGATCCAATGCGTTGAAAACCGCATGTCCTCGCATTCTTTGAACATCGCAGCCATTGAGGTGGCTTGGGTTGTGTCGAGGCGTGGCTGCGACTCCAGTTCACGGCAGCGAGCGAACATACCAGCAAGGTTGATAGGACGATCGGGAAACTCTGCCGTCACCCTGGCATTGAGGCTGCTGCCAAGGAAGCAGTTGACGTATCGCCATGCCTCGCACTGAAGATGCAACTCCTGCATCTCAGGAGGGAATGTCACTCCCTCAAAAACGCGGTGCATGTCGGTTGCGTCAGATACGGTGAGTTTCATTGACGTGTCCAGTGCCCCGGTCCCATCGTTGCCAAGCCGTTGTCGGGCTGCGGACGCCTCGGGGCTTCCGTCACCGGCTTTCTACTACGGAGTAGGGCGCGCCGCACCGATGATGGGAAATGTTTGTTTGCGCGACACGTCCCGGCGATATGTCGCCAATCTGGTTGTTTAGGGGCATGTCCCTAGCCGGTCAATCTACGGTCACTCTTTAAGAAAAGATGCCGCTTATTTCTTACGGCTCCACCGGGTCAGGCTGCGGCAGCAACGCCACTGCATCGGCCCACGGGACGAGGCTGATCTCATCGAAGCGTGACGCATCCAGCCTCTGGAAGTTGTGACCGTACAGACCGTTCGGCACCTCTGAGAGCAGTGCCCCTCTGATGAGAAAGCGTCCGTCGGTCAGAGGCAGCGGCGTCACTCGGAACTGCTGCGGCTGCTCCTCTTGAATGGCGATGACCCGATCAGCCAACTCCTGAGAGAACACGCACGCATACTGGCGAGCGTAGTGATATGGCACAGGCAAGTGTGGCAGCAGGTCTGCGACGGTCTGCGGGTTCTTTGGCAGTGGCAGTGGTTCGTCAATGTCAGGCATTAAATCGCTGCTCCTATTGCGGTGACGTAGGCTGTGATGTGGCTGTCTAGTTTGGCGAGGTCTAAGGACGAGCCGATTGAATAGAAGGCCATAGTGGAATTTGCAAACGCTCCTGGCGTGCCGTCATCGTTGCGACAAAAAACAAAAGTATTGTAGGAGTTGCCGCCTGATGACGTTGTGGATGCCTGCAAAGTCACGCCGTCTGCCCGTGTTTCCACCGTTGATTCGTCAAGCCTCTGCGTTCCGGCAAAACCGCCTGAGTAAGAGCGAGTCGTCTCAACTCCATTGTTTACATAGCCGCGCACCACCCCAGTTCCCGAATACAACTGCGTTGGGACTACGGTTGGACTGCGAGTCAACGATCCCATGTAGCCTACACCAGAAGCCGCATCATCTGCCGCATAGAATGCGATGTGCTTACTGTCTTGCGAGTCAGCATCGTTTGCTCTGTTGCTGTCCAGATAGAGGCTCACAGTCGGATCACCTGTGAGTCCAGTCGCTCTGTCGTAATCGCCAGAAGCCCAGCCACCATACGCCGTTGGCGCATCGCCTCGCAGCGGAACCAGTGCCCCAGCCAGAGTGCGAGGTCCGCAGAGTAAACAACTGCTGCCAATGGCATCCCAGAGGCCATCGGCCTTCAGCCCGCTCACCAGATTGTTGACGGCGACCTTCACATCGGTTTCCAGATACGCACCGTCTGCCTCTTCAACGGCCCTGATGTAGGCGATGGCATCCCTATCAAAGCCCGCCTCTTCGATGGCTCGCAGATCAGCCATCAGCGTGGACACTCTTGCGTCTAGCAGGGCGAGGTCGGTGGCAGAGCCAAACGAGTAGAATGCCAGCGATTCGTTAACGTAAAGCCCTGCCGTACCAAAGACAGAAGCGGTTGTTCCTGACGCTGCCTTCGCCGTGCCTGTGGTTGTTTGCGATACGCCATTTATCCTATAGGAAAGCGTTGTGCCAAACAGGCTGCCTGCAAGGATTTTCCCGGCCTGCGCTCTTCCGCTGGATGACGGTGCTTCCGTTGTATTTGGGCGAACCGCTTGATTGGTTACATTGTCTCGCAGGTACACATCACCACCGCTACCGATAACGTGATATGTCGTCGTTGCGACAGAGTTTTCTGTCGTCGGGAAAATAGCGAGATGGAAGTCGTCCTGCGCTGTAAGTTGGTTTGTTGCAAAGCCACTGTTGATGTATGAAGTCTCATCACCAGTAATGCCAATCCCGCCTCTATCGTAATCGGTGTTGTCAAACCCATTGTTCGACGGCGCAGCCCCCTTCAACGGCGTCAACGCACCAGCGAGCGAGTCCCAGCCAGCCATCACGCAGCAAGCGTTGAGGTCGTCATAGATGCCGTCCTCACGGCAGCCCTTTATGAAGCGGTCGATGGCTCTAATGCGCGCCTTTAGGGTCATTCCAGTGATCCTCCTGCTTCATAGCCGCGCACAATGTAGTCGATGGTGTCAGGGTCTAGGCCGCTGGGGTTCTCGCCAACGAGGATGGCAAACTTCAGACGGTTGATGAGGTTGGTCACGGCGGTGTCAAGGTCGGCAAGGCCGACTGCTGGATCAGTGCCAAGCGAGGTGCCGATGCTGTAGAAGGCGATGGTGGCGTCAGAGTACGATGCCGCCTCACGGGAAAACACAAAAATAGCACCGACTGTAGGGCTAGATGATGGATCGCTAAGGGTTACTGATGTACTCGCATATCTGCCAACGACATTGCTGCTGGACGATCTGGTGACTCCCCAAAATCCATCGGACGTTGCGGTATCCGCAACACTTGATACTGCACCAGTGAAGTTTGCGCGGTAAAAGCGAGTCGTCGCTGTAGTCAAGAGCTGAGAATCACCAACATTGCCAGCACCGCAGCCTATGTCGCACCGGGTTGCGTCCCTAGTGTGATGCTGCGTTGTAAAGACTGCAATGTGCTTGTCATTCTGCGTTTCGTCATCATTCGCCCGCCCGCTATCCAGATACGTCGTTGCCCCATCACCTGTTAATCCGCTGGTTCTGCTGTAATCGCCCTCAACAAATCCATCAGCGACGTTCGTCGGGGCGGCGATCACCTCTCGGATGGAGATGGATTCAATGGTGACGGAGAATGGCCCAAGGCTGCCGTCAAACGTAAACAAGAGCGGGAGTAGTCCGCCTGACGCCGTGCCTGTGGAATCAAACAGCCCAGTAGAAGGGTCGATGTCAACGCTTGATCCGGTGTTGCCCATTCTGAATACACTGTTGCGAATGCTCGCTAAATCGCCAGATAGTCTTCCAGATATGCGATATTGCTTTCCGTCCTCAAGTCCAACATAGAAATCAAATCGAGGACGAATGATCGAAGTCGTCGGTGACGTGTTCGACATGGTGAGCGTAGCGGCATCCCACTCAGCCGCAGACCCGTCTGCATTGTTGATGGTGGGCGTCTGCTCCGCCCACAATTCCGGCCCCTCATTCTTCAGCGGGACCAACGCACCAGCGAGAGTCCTCGCACCGGCGAGGATGCAGGATGCCCGTATGGAGTCCCAGACGCCACTGCTCTTTGTCGCCGAGATGAACTCGTCCACCGCAATAGCAACGCCCGTCTCCACGCCTGCACCGTCAGCGGTTGCCATGCGTGACAGGTAGTCCAGTGCATCGGCGTCAGTGGGTAGTGCTTGGCTGGATAGGCCGGGATATCCGCCAGCGTATGGGTGATCGTAGGGGAGTTTGGCGGCGAGGCTCATTGGCTATAACTCCACGCAATCTGGCCTTCCAGTAGTTCACGGTTTTCTGATGTGTCGATAAAGTACAACAGGAACTCCTGGAAGGTGCCTTTAAAAAAGGTTGATCCAGACCCGTCTGCTCGCATTCCAATCTTCCCAACAGGTCCGGCAGCACTTGCCGATGCCGCTGTGCTTGCTGGCTGCTGTGCGCCGTTTACATGCAACGTGTTTGAAGCCACTTTGAAAGATGCGGAGTACAGTTGCTGACCAAGTTCTGCTACACCGAATGTTGTTGAGTCACTGCCAGCCTGCCATGCGGAGTTTTTCATCACCAAACTTGTTGTTGCCGCATCGCGGAGAAGCTGAAACGACACCGTGCCAGCAATCACATCAAAAAAGCGAGCGTTAGCGGACCCTGGTGTGGTGCCAGAAAACTGAGATGGCGAAGCCACAAGAAAAGCATCACATCGCACCTGCGAAGAGATTGTTGGCAAGTCAAATCGGCTTCCTGTTCCATTGAACTGAATCGCTGGCTTGCCCTCTTCCAGAATCACAGCACCGCCGCTGACAACCTGCGGCTGCAATGCAGGTGAGGCTTGGCTCGCATGGTTTGCATTGCCACTCTGATCCCACCATTGCTTTACGAACGCATCGCCCGCACCAGCAAACGCAGCCAGCGTCCCGTCGCTCACCTCGCTCGCCGTGAACGAGCCTTCGTCGTCGTCGCTGCTACGCCGCACCGTGAC